GACTTTGTTCGTTTTCGTTATGGTGAACCTGAAAAAATAGGTGGCTGGCAACAAGCTGTAGCCACAACAATGCCTGGTGTGGCAAGAGCTACACATATTTGGACAGATAAAGATGGAACAGAATATATAGCTATTGGTACGAGTAAAGGTTTATTCTTATTTTATGGTGGTGGTATTTATGATATTAGTCCTCTTGAAACAGCAATTACAGGATTGACTTTTACCTCTACAAATGGCTCTGCGACAGTAACTGTAAACAAAACCTCTCATAATTTAACAGCAGGTGAGTATGTTGTATTTTCATCAGTCACCATGCCTGGTAGTGGAACAGGATTTACTGCCGCTAATTTTACTGACAATCCTTTTCAGATTATTACAGTAGCGTCAAACAGTTTTACAATTACAATGCCCTCTAGTGAATCTGGTTCTGGTATGACAGCAGCAGGTTCAGGAACAGTGCAATCTTATTTTCCTGTTGGTTCAGCTACGCAAACTCTTGGTTTTGGTTGGGGTACAGGAGTTTGGGATGGCTCAAATGGTTGGGGTTCTGCAACAGCAGCGTCTGCCACAAGTTTAGAACCAGGTAATTGGTCATTAGACAACTATGGAACAATACTAATAGCAACAATTAAAAATGGTGGTACGTTTGAATGGAACCCCACAAGTGGTGTGACTACAAGAGCTACTGCTGTCACCACAAACCCAACAGCAAGTGTTATGACAATAGTATCAGATACAGACAGACATCTAATTCATTTAGGCACAGAGACAACGATTGGGTCTATTAATACACAAGACAAAATGTTTATTCGTTTTTCAGACCAAGAGGACAGAACAGATTATGCACCTGTATCAACAAATACAGCAGGAACATTTCAATTAGACAGTGGTTCAAAGATAGTCAGTGCAGCTAGAGGTAAGGATTATATATTTGTTGTTACGGATACATCAGCTTACATTATGCAGTTTGTTGGTCCGCCTTTTACCTTTTCAATTAGACAAGTAGGTTCAAACTGTGGAGCTATGTCACAACATTCATTAGTGCATGTAGATGGTATTATGTATTGGATGGGTAAGTCTGGAGGTTTTTATGCGTATGATGGTGGTTCAGTAAAGAAACTTACCTGTTCTGTTGAGGACTTTGTATTTACAACACAAACAGATGACGATTTAGGATTTAACTTTGGTCAAAGTGAACAAGTCTTTGCAGGATATAATACCTTGTTTACAGAAATAAATTGGTTTTATTGTAAAGATGGGTCTACACAAATAGATAGATGTGTCACTTTAAATTACAGAGAAGGTTTATGGACAACTAGTTCTTTAGCACGAACTGCTTACAGTGACAAGTATGTATTAGACAACCCATACGCTACTGAATATAACGCTTCTGGTCTTCCTACAGTATCTATAAATGGAATTACTAATGAGTTTGGTGCAGCAACTTTATACAAACATGAAACAGGAAATAATCAACTTGATGTATTAGGTAATAAAACTGCAATCAATGCGTTCATAGAATCTGGTGATTTTGAAATGCCTATGGAAGGGAGTGCAGGAGAGTTTTTTGTTAAAATAAGACGATTTATTCCTGACTTTGGTAAGTTGGATGGTAATGCTCAAATCACAATAAATCTTAAAGATTTTCCATCTGAAACGGAAGCGTCTTCACCTCTTGGACCTTTTACTGTTAGTTCAAGTACAAAAAAGGTTGACACAAGAGCACGAGGTAGGTTAGCATCACTTAAAATAGAAAACACATCAACTGATGAATCTTGGAGATTTGGTGCATTTAGAGCTGATGTGCAACCTGATGGAAGAAGATAATGGTAAAAAAAGACCCAAAGGTGGGTACAGGAAAAAAACCTAAAGGTAGTGACCGAAGACTTTACACTGATGAGAACCCAAAGGATACAGTCAGAATAAAATTTGCTACACCCACTGACGCAAGAAAAACTGTTGCTAAAGTAAAAAAAATTAAAAAACCCTATGCACGAAAAATACAAATACTTACTGTTATGGAACAACGAGCAAAAGTAATGGGTAAAACTCAAGTGGTTAGTATTGCAAAAAAAGCAAAAGAAGCTTTAAAAAGAGAGAGAAAAATTGGCTAAAATAAATATACTTATTCCTGAACTAAATGATGATTATGTGGTGCAGAATCAAAGACAAATAACTTATGGTATTGAAACATTAGTAAATCAATTAAATTTTGCTTATCAAAATGATTTAAAAAATGAACAAGATGCCTTTAACTTTTTTATGAGCTGATGACAATACAATATAAAAATCAAGGATTTTCACTGACAACTACAGGCACGACAAGTGTATTGACAGCACCAGCTAATGGTCGTTGTTTAGTTAAACAAATACAGGCTCATAACGGCTCAAGTGGTTCTGCGGTTAATTTAGCGACTCAAGTCACAGACACAAGTGCGTCAGCGACATTTAGAATTGATAATGCAGCTATTGCTGCAAATACAACACGACAAATTATATCACAGACACTTGTACTAGAAGAAGGTGACATTTTAAAAATGACAGCAGGTACAGCAAATGAAATACAAGGTATAGTGTCTTATGCTTTACTTGACCGCTCACAGGAAAATGGGTAATTTTTATTTGCAATTATTAAAAAATATTGGTATTTAAAACTATGGACGTAATACATTGTAAATCAGAAATTATCATCAAAAATAAAAAGACTGGTAAAGTTTATAAAGATGAAGATGAAGCACAAAAAGACATCCAAGATAAAACCACTGACACAAACGAAAGTGACATACAAAGGGATGTTAACATTATCGTCCCTGAGTTATCATTGGACGGAGAAACAAATTGACACCATTAGGTGGGACTGAACTTCAACACAATTTTTTAAATAACTATGTTGATGATGATTTACTTAATAATTTTTCTATATGCACATCAGTGCCTGAAAAAATTCCACTAGATGAAAACAAAACGAATATCCTTTGGCAAAAAAACGCACCCAATCAACCGAACATAGCTCCGTGGTTTAAAGACAAATCTAATCACACTAAGTATGATTGGTACGTTTTTAATTCAAGTTGGAATTATGAAAAATATAGAGACCTTTATGATTTACCAACTGATAGATGTCATGTCATAAAAAATGGCATTACAAATTTTCCTGAACGACATGTTTATAAAAAAGGCGATACCTTACGGATGATATTTCATCCAACACCTTGGCGTGGTTTGAATGTTTTATTAGCCACCATGCAACTACTTGAAGGCGAAAATATAGAATTAGATGTGTATAGTAGCTGTCAAATTTATGGAACAGATTTTCAAAAAGATAATGATGAACAATATCAAGATTTATACGACCAAGCAAAAACTTTACCTAATGTAAATTATTTAGGCTATAGACCTAACGAATTTATTTTAAGTAAATTACCTTATTATCATATGTTTGCATATCCGAGTATTTGGGAAGAAACATCGTGTATCTCTTTACTTGAGTCAATGGCTGCTGGATTATATTGTATCGTGACTAACTATGGTGCCTTATATGAAACAGGAGCCGAGTTTCCTGTTTTTGTTAACTATGAAACTAATTTAGTAAATTTGGCACATCAATTTGCAGAGGGTATAAAAATATGCAGAGACACGCTCCACGAACCAATGATTCAAGAACATTTAGATGAGCAACAAAAATTTGTTAAGCGATTTTATTCTTGGGACAAAAAAGGTTTAGAATGGACGAATTTTCTTCAAGGTATACTTGATGCAAAACAATAAACCAATATGGCTAAAAAATGAACGTCCTGTAAGTTTGTTTGTAGCTACTCCTGTACACAGTGACGTATCCATGCACTATGCTCAAACAATGCTTGAGTTGCAAAAAGAATGTATGAAACGCAATATGCGAGTTATGTTTCAAATGATGAAGTCATCTTTAATTACTCAGGGAAGAAATTTATGTGTCAGTTATTTTTTAAATACAGATTTTACACACATGTTATTTGTTGATTCAGATATTGCTTTCGACCCTAATTCTATTTTTAGATTAATTGAACAAGATAAAGATATTATTTCAATACCTTATCCTATGAAAACAGCACAATGGGATACGTTAGTTAAAAAGATTAACAGTGGAGTTATTACTGACCCTGAACAATGTCAACACCACATGCTTCAATATCCTTTACTAATAAAAGACGATAATACAGACATTAAAGTAACTAAGGGTGTAATTGAAGCTACTCATTGTCCCACAGGATGTATGCTTATTAAAAGAGATGTATTTACTC